TCGGCGAGAAGCTCGCGTCGATGGTAACGAGGCTATCCGACCCAAACCTGATATTGCCGAGCGTGCCCGCGTCGAACTCCTCACCAGCGACAACCCCCAGCTCGCCATCAGCAGGTTCGTAATTCTGTGGGAGTCAGGCGATGCGCGACTCGATTTGGAACATGCTCCTGCAGGATATGCTCGGCTATGCTTTGAGCTGCGGTCAATCTGGCGCGACCGACTGCGAAATCATCTTGCTAAGTTATCGCAGGCACGGGGTTCCGAGTCGGGTGACGCGGGGCTATAAGCGTCCGCAGGATGCACGCGCGTCGTATACGAAGCTGGAGCGAGCCTTCCGCAAGGAACTGTTGGAGCAGTGGGACAAGTACGAATCGGGTCAGATGACGCTGGAGGAGTTCGAGGGCTGGTTCGCCGTGCGTCAGCAGGAGACGCTGGTGCATGCGTTCGCGCTCGGTCTGGCAGGTCGCGGGATACGGGGCAAGACACGGTTCACGGACGACGAGCTGCGCTACCTGCACGGTCAATACTCGCAGCAGATGCGCTACTTCCATCGGTTCATGCGCGATGTGCGTGCGGGTCGCGGACGGATGCCGTACCGTCAGCGTCTGGAGCTGTACGGGCGCGACTTGTACGGCGTCTTCATGACCGCATGGTTCGCCTACGGCGCAGACCGCTCGCATCGGTTCCTGTGGCGTCTCTCGCCCGATGCGGAACACTGCGAGGACTGCGTGCAACGCGCGACGGAATCGCGTGCGAAGGGCGGGTACACTTACGACGAACTCGTCACGCTGGGGCTGCCAGGCACGGGGAAGACGCGCTGCTTGAATAACTGTCGCTGCTGGATCGAGGAACTCACGACGGGACGGAAGACGACGCCGAGGAGGTTGCGAAGGAAGCGATGACTCCGATAGCACCTGTACGGCAGTGGATTGTGGAACGGCTCACGGAGTACGCGAGCTACTGCGAGGCGTTCGGGCTCGCGCGTCCGACGGTGTACGAATGGTATCCGTCGGAAGTGCCGTTCGACAGGTTCCCCATCGTGATGGTGGGCAAGCTGCAATCGTCGCTGGTCTCGCTGGCGCTCCCTGAGCTGTTCGAGCAGCGCCATGTGTATAGCGTCGTCGGGGCGGTCTATTCGCCCGACCCGCGCGAGAGCATCCTGCAACAGGAGTGGTACGCCGACCTCTGGCTGGACTATGTGCATCAGCATCCGCATCGGTTCCGTATGCATGCGTCGGAGTTTTACACATCGGATACATGGACGCCGCAGGTCACGATGACGCCCGTCTACATACAGGAGCATCCGTTGCATGGGTGGTCGTGCGAGGTGATGGTGACGCGCATCGTGCGCGGCGGCACGCGAGGTGATGGGGCGTGATACTCTCTGTTGCGGAGCAGCGGGTCATCCGTCTCTGTCGGATTATCGGGTACGGTCATATTGACGCGCTGTATGTCTCGGATCGCGAGCCGTCGCATCTGGTGGGCGAACGCGCGATTGAGTGTCGCATCGATCCCGCGAAGGGCGACTCGCGCTGCGTGGAGCCGTTCGAACTGCAGGAGCCTGAAGCGGATATTGCACTCCATCCCAACGAGGAGCGACTCGTCCATCTGATACGCTCTATCCAGCGCGGGTTCATCCGAGTCGCGGTCAAGGACGGTATCCCCGTCAGCTGGAACTACTATCCCGACTTGCCGTCGCGTGCGGAGCTGCGAAGCAAGGCGGTCGACGAGCTGATGCTCGACGCGAAATAGCGAATTTCGCCGTATAATTGGTCGATGTAGCAGGCGGTGCGCTTGCATCATGCGAGCGCACCGCCTGCTTCGTTTAGGGAGCGCAGAATGGTAGTCGTGACACTGTCGGATGCGGAGGCGGTAACGCGCGGGTCGCGCCCTGCGATTCGCGTGGAGGTGCTTCGCACAGGCGAGTGGCTGCACGAGATGGCGCCTGAAGGGCGGCTCGTCGTCACGGAACGCGAGTTAGACGAAATCGTGCGGAACTTCCGCGACGGCGTGTTCGGGTACGAGCTGCCCGTCAATCTGAACCACATGGACGATTCGACCGACGCGGTCGGGTGGGTGACGGCTCTGGAGCGTCAAGGCGAGTCGCTGTACGCGACGATTCGACCGACCACCGACGAGATTCTCGACCGCGTGCGGGATGGTCGTCTGCGGTTCGCCAGTGCGGAGCTGGTCGTGCGCGGGCGAGACCCTGAGACGCGCCGCGAGGTCACCGCGCTCCGCGCGGTCGCTCTCACGAACCGACCGTACATCAAGCGCATGAACCCCGCACAGGTGGTCACGCTATCGGAACGCGCTCGAACCGCAACCTATCAGGGAGGCTACAACACGATGAATACGCAAGCAACCGTACCACAGGACGAGATTCGCGATTTGCGAGTGCGTCTATCGGAGCTTGAGGAACGGCAGTGGGAATCGGACAGGGACTTGCTCCTGTCGGAGTACGAGTATACCGTTCCGCCGTCGATACTGCGTCTCGCGCGGTACATCTTCGACTCGCTGCGCGGTCGTGCCGTGACGCTGTCGGATGTGCGCTCCGAGATGCCCGAGTCGCGGATTGTGCGTCTGAGCGAGAACGCGCCGTCGAACGCGCGAGTCCCCGTTGAGGACTTCGTACTCGCGATACTGGAAGAGGTCGCGCAGATGGTTCCGAACCGTCCGCGCGTGAACTTGTCGGAGCAACCGCTACGGTACACGCTGCGCACGGGCGAGGAACGCACCACGCGCGAACTCATCGCACGCGCTGAGCGCATCGCCGCGAGTGAGGGCATCACCTACGGCGAGGCAATCAAACGCGCTGCACGCGAGATTTAGGGGGTGACATGAATGCAAGCACATAAGACCTTTTTCACAACGACCTTTCGGTACTACGACTTCGATCGCACGCGCCGCGCGGCGATTGCGCGGTACACAGCGGTCATCCTGTGGGACGCGCAACACGGCTCGATTCCTGAACCTGGCATCAACCCCGAAGCGGGGCTAATCGTCTCCGCTGGGAACCCGACGCAGCACTGGGCGAATGTCGCGCAGGGCGGCACGGCGCAGTGGGCGCTGGTGCGACCCATCATCGGCGTCACGCTCCAGTTCGCACTGGACGGGAAAGAGGTCATGGTCGCACTGGACGGGATTACCCCGCTCATCGTGAACGCGCAGGTAAACGCGGGCGACCTGCTGTTCGCGGCGCTGGACGCTGGCGTCACAGAGCCAGGCAACCGCCTGCTGGTACGCTCGTCGTCGCAGACGCCGTTCAGTCGCATCCCCGAACTCCGTCCGATTATCCACCCAGAGTTCGGACGCGACTACAACTTCCTCATTACGCCCGTGCGTGCGCTTGCGAACAACGCCCCAGCGTTTAACCGCACGGGTAACAACCAGCACCAGCGGTTCTTCCCCATCGGCATCGCGCTGCGCTCGACAACCACCGACGCGGCGACGAACCCGCAGGTCATCCCTGTCCGCCTGCTAACAAGCACCGTATTCGTGCAATAAGGAGGCTAAGAAGATGGCAGTCGCACAAGCGCAACGAGTTCACTACGATGAGGTGCTGACGAATGTCAGCGTCAAGTACCGTCCCGAAGGGTACATCGCGGAGCGCATCTTCCCGTCGATGCCTGTGAAGAAGGAAAGCGACCTGTTCTATGTGTACGACCTCTCCGCGTTTCGGTATGTCGATGACACGCGACAGGACGGCGACACGGCGAAGCAGGCGTCGTTCGGCTGGAAAGCAGACTGGTACATGTGCGAGCAGCACTCGCTGCGCGATATTATCACACCGCGTCAGCGTGAGAATGTGTCGGGGCCCATCGACTTGGAAGTCGATATGACGGAGCATCTGACCGACCTGCTGCTGCTCAACCGCGAGATTCGCGCGGCGCGTACCCTGCGCGACCCTGCAAACAACCTGCATGCGTTCACGCCGTCGACGGCGTGGGACAACTATACCGTCGCGTCGCCGAAGGTCGACCTGATTAACGCGAGCAACCTCATCTTCACGGCGACGGGGCGTCGTCCGAATGTGGTCGTGATACCCTCGACGATTGCAAGGCGGATGCTGGCAATCGAGGAGATCAAGGAAGAGCGACGCTATGTGACGGACTTGACCCAGAGCGGGCTCCCGCAGAACCTGTGGGGTCTGGAAGTGCTGGAAGCGGCGGCGCTTCAGCTTCCGACAGACCCGTTCGGCTCGCGCAGTCTCGACCCGCAGGAAATCACGATGACCAGTCGGATGGATGAGATATGGGGACGCGATGTCTGGGTGGGCTATGTCGATAAGCCAGGTCTGCGTCGTCTGACCTACGGGGCGACCTTCGAGGCGCGTCAGCGGAATGTGCGCACCTACATCGATGTCGAACGCGACGGCGGCACATGGATCGAGGTGGACTGGATTTACACGCACAAGGTCATCGCTCGCGCATGCGGGGTGCTAATCCAGAATGTGATGTCGCCAGCGTAGGCGTAGCGGGTGCGCTCTGATGCGGAGCGCACCCGCATCCACACATTACGGGAGGACTTAGCCATGTCGTGGGTGACGCCAGCGCAGGTGCGGTTCTATGTGCGGAATCTGGAGCCGATAGACGATTCCGTATTGCAGGCGGCTATCGATGCTGCGGAGTCGTACATCCGTTCGCGCTTGGTGCGGTTGTACCCGCGCATGATGACGACGAACGAGCCTGCGAAACCGCCGATTCCGACGATAGCGATGCAGTTGGCGGCGGCGCTGGTGGAGGCGCGAACGCTGGCGATAACCAACATCGGGGCGAGCATGAACCCCTACGCACAGCAGCTGTACCAGCAGGCGGAAGACGAGTTGCAGCGACTGGAACGGGGCTGGGCGCATGTGCTGGGCGAGTCGGTCGAGTGGATGCTCCCAGTCTTCGCGCCGCTGTCGCAGCCGACGCCCGTGCGGAGCATTCGGAGCGTGCGTCGCACGGGAAGCGGGTGGTAAGATGACGCGATGGCGGGAGATGCTCGTCGCTTTGGAGCGCGGTCATGAGACCTGCGAATACGAGCGGTTTGCGGAGTGTGTGCGCGACTGCGCGTTCGCATGGTATCTCAAGGCGTACCACATCGAGCCCGACGAGGCGGAGTCGCTGGCGAACGAGGTCGCGGTCAAACTGTGGGTGAACGCGCCGCGCATCCGCTTAGAGAGCGCCGAGCGGTACATCCGTCGCGCGATTGCGAACACGGGTCGTGAGTACCTGCGCAAGCGGAAGGAGATTGCATACAACGAGTGGGATATTATGTGTGCGATGCACGCTAAGGCGTCTGATGATGCGCTGGAATGGACGGCGACTCTGGCAGTGATGTCGCCAGAGGAGCGTGAGGTGGCGGAACGGCTCGTGTCGGGTCAATCGCGCTCGGCTATCGGACGCGAGCTGGGCATGAGCAGCAGGTATCTTGACGCGGTCATCGAATCGATTCGTCGGAGGTTAGAATGAAGCGACCGCCGATTGTGCAGGAGATTCTGCAAGTGGAGGACATCGACGCGCTGTTGGAGCGTGTCCGTGATGTCGGCGTCGCATGCGCCATGGCGCGTCTGGGCGATGCGGATCCGCGCGAGCTGCTACAGCACCTGTTGGACTTAGCCGAGTCGTATCAGGGCGACCCCGACACTTCGCCGTGGATGGTGCTGGTCGGTCTTATCGATGTGCTTGCGGATGAGGTGCGCAACAGCGACGCGCCGAGCGACATGGATTTGGTCTCACGAGTCGACGCGCTGGTCTCGACGGCGTATACTCATCATGGAGCTTCAAATGCGAATCGTTACATCGAATCGGATTAATCGCAAGCGTCGCGTCTGGTGGCGCACGGTGCTGTTCTCGGAGCGGTACGAATACCGTCCGAGTATGTCGCACCATTCGGGGCTGAGTCAAGATCCGAGAGCGCGTGGTCTACACCCTGAGAAGCGAATGGTGCATCGCGAGGGCACGACCTTCCAGCAGACCTACTGGGTGCGCGGCGAGCGCGGCGAGCCGCTCGAAGCACGCAAGCGGAAGCCTTCCTCTGCATCGCCAACATCCTCACCTCCTCCTTCCGTGTCTCCTCCTCACGCGCCCGCGCCGTCACACGGCGCGGGCGCACCCAGCGCCTCGCCCGCAGGGCTGGAAGTCGAACAGCTCCCTGAAGAGGTACGCGAGACGCTGCGCAACGCCATCGACCGACTGAACCCGATGGAGCGCCAGATGATGCTCGCACATCTCGCCGTGCGTATCCACGAGAACGGGAACGCCGTCGGACACCCCGTGATGATGCTCTCCGCCCCTGGCGTGGGCAAGACCACGCTGTGGGAAGCGATGATGAACATGAGCGACGCCATGTCGGAACAGAACGCCGCGCCGTTCCGCGTCCATATCGTGAATGTGCAATCGGCAGTCTACAACATTACCGAGCAGATGGGCGCACAAGCTATCGACGAGGGCATGGTGCGGTTCATGTTCACGGCGGATTTGGAACACAAGATTCAGTATTGCAAGCAGCATGGCGTACCGCTGGTGCTGGTGTTCGACGAGGCGACGAAGGCGCCCCTGATACTGCAGACGATGCTGTCGCTCATCACGAACGGCATCATCGCTGACCGTCGGCTGGGCGTTCCGTTCCGCATCGTGATGATCGGTAACCGCGCGGACTGGGAAGAAGAGATGGGCAAGATGCGCTCCTCGCTGGTTCCGTTCGCGGACAGGTTCCTCTACTATGTGACGACGCCGTCGGAAGAGGACGAGTATATACGCGCGATTCAGTCGTTGTTTGAGCAGGAGGCGTCGCGCGAAGTGGAAGGTGCGGGTGAGCGTCTGCGTCGGTTCGTTCTGGATTATGACGAGGAGGCGGAGCGAGAAGCGGAAGAGGCGCGTCGGGCGCGTCAGGCGTCGTCGCCCGAGCTGGCGGGCGCGGCGGGCGAGCTGGAACAGATGCGGGCGAAACTGGAGACGGGTCGTCCCGCACGCGAGGTGATACGCGAGCATCAAGGGCTGATGACGCTGCTCAAGCTGATGTCGTCGCGCGGGCTACGCTCAGACCTTCGCGCGGAATGCGCAAAGACGAACTACCGCATCGCGAGTGCGCTCATCGACGCGATGCTATCAGGCGACCTCGCGGGGATGTGGCATAACTTCAAGTCTGACCCGAACTATATGCCCGATTACGCCTCGATGGACTCCGACCGCAAGCATATGTCGCCGCGGCGCGTGATGATACTCGCCGACCAGCTGTCCGTGCTGTTCGCGCTGGGATACGACTTGGACTCGCCAGAGATGGAGCGGTTCCTCGCATGTAATGTGGGACGCCCGAACATCCCGAAGATTCACGAGATTATCCAGACGGCACTCAAACCGCGAGGCGCGGAATCGGTCGAAGCGATTATGGACGACGCAGCAGTGGGCGACGCGCATCACGGTCGTACAGTGCATCGCGCGACGCGGGTACACGACGCCGCGACGCATGAGGGAGTGTTCATCACGCACTCCGACCGCGCGAAGGAGGCGGGCGCGAAGCATACCCAAGCGACCTTCAAGAATCAGCCGATTGAGACCGTCGACGACTTGATTCGCGTACTATCCAGCGACGACACGCCGCCGTCGCAGCACCCCTACGGGTTCTCGCTCCCACTGCACTATCTGGATACCGACACGGGCAAGCTGCATGTCGGCACGAACCCCGACGGGACATCCGAACTGCACATGCCAGGGTTCGACTCGCACGCATCGGTCGACCTCACGCGCTCGAAGCACCTGCTCCACTTGGCGGGTCAGCACGGCGCGCCTGCAGCGCACGCGCTGCACCTTGAAGCGGTCGACCCGCGCTCGCCGCTGGGACGGGGCGTGCGTGCAATACTCGGTTCGGGCAACCCCGAAATCGTCGCACAGCGCCTGCACGACACGCACACAGAGACGGAACGCAGTCTCAACCGTCTCGACGGTCTGCTGGAGACTCTCGCACAGAACCGCGATGCATCGACGGTGCATGCGATTTCGCGCGAGGCGCATCGCGCGGCTGCAGGGATGGGACTGCTGTCGATGTTCCATACGCCCGTCATCGATGTAGAATCGGGTCAGGAGATACTCCCAGAGGAGATTCACGACGAGTACCGCGCCCACCATGAGGATGCGCGTCGCAAGCAGCACGCAGAACTCGGTCGACTGGCAGGTCATGCGACTGAGCATGTGGCGCAGGTGCTGTCGCATCCCGCCGTGAATGTCGCGCCGTTGCATGCGAGCGCACGGGGCAGAATCCGAGACACGATAGAACGGCACTGGGAGACGGTCAATAATGTGTGGGAACACCTCTCGCCCGAGCATCGCGAGGAGCTGCTTCACGCCCTGCACCTGCTGAGCGCACACGGTCACCTGACCGATGCGCCATATGGTACAATCGCCGAGAGACGATGATCAAGTCGCGCGTGGTCTGGTGGGATTCGGTCATCCTAAGCGACCCGTCGCACGGGGGCAGGCTCCATCCCGAACCGCACATGGTGCGCGGGAAGCACGGGATGTTCCAACGGCGCTACTGGGTACTTCCAGAGTCTGCCGTGCATGCCCGCGCGGAGTCTGGGACGCCGTCGGAACCCGCGCCTGCATCGTCGTCGCAGTCTCTGGCGCGAGCGCAGGAAATCGTCGGGAACGCCTTTACACGACTGCGCTCGGTGTTCCCGTCCCTCTCACGCTTGCTACCGTTCCAGAAGATTGTCTACACCAACGAACTGGATACGATGGCGGTCGACCCGTTTGGGCACCTCTACATCTCGCCAGACTTCGTGACGCGCGAGATACCGAAAATCATGGCGGAACAGCACCAGAAGCGCACGGGACAGGAGATAAGCGAGTCCGACCTCGTGCGGGCGACCGTCGACATGGTGCAGGTGGTGCTGTTGCATGAGGCGCTGCACCTCGCGCTCACCCACTTCCCACGATTCGACGACTACAAGCGTCTCAATCGGGATATTATCGCCGAGCTGGAACAAGCAGGTGTAAGTCCGCACACGGTATACAACGATGTGGCGGACTTGGAAATCAACACGCTCATCGAGGGGCTGCTGAAGTCGATGCGCGAGGCGCGTGTCGTCTCGCCAGAGGCGAACTTCGACTGGGCAATAATCGAGCTTGAGGATTGCAACCCCTACCTGCCGTGGGAGTCGAACTACCGCACGCATGCGCGGAACCAAATCGCAGAGGCACAGTCGCAACAGTCGCAACAGTCGCAACAGTCGCAACAGTCGCAGTCGCGATCGTCGAGCGGAGGACAGTCGTCGCAGTCGTCGCAGTCGCAGTCGGGCGGGAGACAGTCGCCGTCAAGTGGGAGTCAGTCGCAGCAGTCGTCGCAGTCGCGGTCAGGCGGGAGTCAGTCGCAGCAGTCGTCGCAGTCGCGGTCAGGCGGGAGTCAGTCGCAGC